CAGATCGCCTTGCCGGAAAGGGCGAAGTCGCCCCAGCTCTCCGCGCTGCGCTCCTTGGCCGCGCGTATGCCCTGTGCCTCCATGAACGTCACCTCGTCGATGATCGCGGGCATGCCGCCCTCTTTGACAACGCCGCCCCACTCGTAGCGCCCCGTGTACTTCCGGTTCTTCACCATCCGCTCGACCATCGAGTAGCCGCACGGGTTTCCCTGCGAGGTCTTGACCCCGCGTGCCGCGAAGTCGCGAGCTATCGAGTTGGTGGTCTCCTTTGCTATGCGCCGCTTGAACGCCTCGCGCACGAAAGCGGCCTCGTCCTCGTTGATCACGTGCTCGTCGGCCTCGTTGCTGGTATAGCCGAACACGCGCACGCCGTTGGTCTTGCACTTGAGCGCGTTTCCCTCCATGCCGCGCCTCGTGCGGATCGCGGTCTTCTTCGACTCGCACGCCGCAAGGCCCTCAAGCAGCTTCTCGTAGATGATGCCCTCGGGCGAATCAGGTATCTGTTCAAGCGCCGAGACGAGCTTCACGCCGTGCTGGGCAAGCTCGCGCTTGTATATGGGCGCGTCGTACTCCCCACGGCTGAAGCGATCCATCATGTACACAAGCACTATGTCGCTCTCGCCCGCGTTGGCTACCATGCGCTGGAACTCGGGGCGGTCGTCGGTGCGACCGCTTATGGCATAGTCGCAGTATTCCGCCACGATGGCGTACTTCTCGCGCTGGCACCACTGGCGGCAGATGCGCAGCTGGTCGTCGATGGAGGCCTCGCGCTGCTTGTTGCACGAAAAGCGGGCGTATATCACCGCAGTTTTAGCTGTTGGCATTGAACGGAACCTCCTCGCCACTTCTCTCGCACTCGTCAAGCCAAGAGAACACAGCTTCTGGATCTGGAATCATGGCAACAATCTCAGGTATCCCCTGCGCGTACCATCCAACGTTTTTGCACCTGATCTTGACCCGGTATCCCATACGGATCATTTTTCGAATGCTCTTGCTCATTGGGCTAAAAGAGCCAAATGGCTTGCCTTTATACATAAGCGCGTTGTTTCCGTGTTCGGCAGTATTCCATTCTGTCCCCGTCAACTCGCTTACAAGGGTGACAGGCTTCCTGGCGACCTCAGCATCGAATGTCTGCCCGACCCTTATTCCCTTCAATGGCCCACCGTAGTAGGTGTAGACATCGCGTTCGTGTGAGCCGGATAGAACGATTTCCTTTGTTGGGAACATCTCGGAAACCTTCTCGTGCGCAGTGTTTGAAACTTGATTTATAGCGACCTTCGCAGCGGCTTTAGCCATATCACCAAGAAGTCCCATGCCTATTCCTCCTCGTATGTCATCCGAGCCATCTCTTCAAGGGACACGCCAAGAGCGTCCGCTATCGCCTTAGCTTTACCAAGTGTTGGCTCTTTTGCCCTTCCGCTCAAAAGAGCAGAAATGGTCGATCTAGGGGAACCAATAGCGCGAGCAAGCTCAGCTGGAGTCATTCCCTGTTCCTCTAAGTAATGTGCGAGAACAAACCGGTACTCCATGGCCTCCCCTTACAGTCCAAATATTTACACGTACAAAGTATTGCACGGTGTAAAACTTTGTACAATACTGTAGGAGTACAAAGTTTTGTACGGGAGAAAGGAGAAGCATGAACCTGTCGGAGAAGGTCAACGAGTACGCCGAAACGAATGGCGTTACACGTGACGCGCTGGCAGACAGTCTCGGTATGAGCCGATCTTCGTTCTTTAACAAAGTTCGAGGTTCGTACGAGTTCAGTCTGTCTGAAGCCTACGCGCTATCTCGCATCCTCGGCGTTTCGTTGGACGAGCTGCATGAGCTGGCAGTGGCCTAATGAGCGACGAGAAGCAACAGGAGCAGCGTCAGAAGACGGCCCGCGAAGTTGCCTTTGATGGCATGTGCTCGACGATCCGTCAGGCATACCGCGAATGGGAACGCCAGCAGAAGGGAGAAGCGAAGGCGTGAAGCAGTGGTCTACACGTGAGCTCAGATACCTCGAAGAGCACGCCGGAGACGGCGCCAAGCAGGTAGCAAAAGACCTCGGGCGCTCCATCGACTCGGTGAAGCACATGGCGCGGAAGTGCGGACTCTCACTCCGCAAGCGCCGCCAATGCTCACACTGCGGCCAATGGACGTTCCGCCCGCTGAACAGGATCAGCGGCTGGTGCATCGAGTGCACGAAGGAGCTTCACATGGCAGACCTCGCCGAACAGGCCAACGCGATGAAGGAGGAGGCGATCAGGGAGAAGAGGAACGACCGCGAGAGACAGCGCTACTACAGCCAGAAGAGCAGGGCGAAAAAGGCGGCAAAAAAGAGGCCCTAAAAAGCGCCCTAGCAATGACCTGCGACAACACCGAAAGGAGAACGGATATGCAGAGCAAAAAGAAAGCGAGCGCCCCCAGCTTCCACACATCGGGCACCCGCCAAAACGCGGTCTCTTACGAGACTGCATCCATCATACCATTCGAGGGCAAGCGCCCGACGGCGCAGGAGCAGCTTGAGCGCTCCCAGTTCAGGGCGGGCGTCATGGTCGGCTTCCTCGCGGCCCTCATGATCTTCCTCGCCGTGCTCTGGCTCTGGGTTATCCCCACGATGGACCAGGCCGTGGCCGACGCCCAGCGTGCGGCGGGAACCATGGCGGTGCTCAATGCGTAACGACGAGAGATACCGCCCCAAGCCGCAGAGCAACCAGCTTGAGATCTTCGGCCTGGGCATGGCGGGCGAGCAGGACGTGGCCGAGGCCAAGAAGTGGATCGAGGCCAATCCCGAGGCGTGGCGGTTCATGCTCGACAACGCCCGCCGCCTCAAGGAGAAGGGCTACGTGTCGATCAACTACCTGGTGAACATGGTGCGCAACGAGCTGCACGTTGGCTGCAAGAACGGCATAGCCCCAGCCCTTGCCCGAATCATGGAGGCGCGGTACCCAGAGCTGCGCGGAGCCTTCAACAAGCACCGCAGCCAGAGCGATGGGTTCAGCGAATGAGCTGGCAGCGCACCCTTGCGGCCACGGCGCACATCACCATGCACCCAGCCCAGCTTGTGGGCAAGCAGCGCCCTATGACCGACTACCGCAACCACCGAACCTACACGCCGACCAAGACGCTCAAGGCCGAGAAGGCCATCAAGGACGCGTTCCGCGCGGCATACGGCGAGACCTTCGCCAACCACGACGGCCCGGTTGTGATGCGGATCTCCACCACCAGGCCGCTCGCGAAGAGCAACCCCAAGTACTGGGAGGGCCGCGCCGACCTCGGCAAGCCCGACTGGGACAACCTGGGCAAGCTCGCCTGCGACGCGCTCAACGGGATCGCCTTCAAGGACGATTCGCAGGTCGATACGGGAGCCGTCACCAAGCGGCCAAGAAGCCCATACGGCACACAGCCGCGCATAGACATCTACATCGAGTACTTCGTCGAGGAGTACGTGAAGGAGAAGAAATGAACGCCAAATACTTCGAAGAGAACGGCTTTGAGGACTTCCACGGGAGCAAGTTCCACAAAGCAGTGCTCGACCACGCCGCCTGCATCGCGAACAACCTCATGTTCGACGCCACGCATCCTGACAACAACGACGGCGAGACGGAGGCAAACGCCTACCACGTGATGATCGCGCTTTGCGAGGCCGGGCTTTCAAGAATCGACGAGAAGTGCGTCGCCAAGAGCCGCGAGTTCATCGCCGACAAGATCAAGCCCGTCAGCGAGGAAGAGCGCGAGTTCGGTCGCGCGTTCCTTGCCGCCGTTCTCGGCATCAAATAGGAGGTAACGACATGATCAACGAAGCGACCATCCAGGCGCAGTTCAAGCAGGCCACCGTGAAGGGAAGCGTGATGACCCTGCAATTCGAGATCCTGACCGACAACGCCGATGCCTTCCGCATCATCAAGCAGAGCGGCAAGACGGTTTTGCTCACCGTGGCCGAGCAGCAGCAGGCCATGGACTTCGACGACGAGACGGGCGAGATCTATGGCTAAGGAAACCGAACCGCAGCAGGTCGAGGCCGAGGTCATCGAAACCGAGGCCACCACGCTTGAGGTCACGTACACCGAGGCCACCATCGCTTCGAACATGGACGCGTTGGAGGCCCACGTGAAGAAGGTCGTCGCCGACTACGAGGGCGCCACCTACGACCTCACGAGCGCCCAGGCCATCAAGGAGGCCAAGCACGACCGCAGCTACCTCAACGGCATCAAGAAGGAGATCGACGAGCGCCGCAAGGCCGTGAAGCGCGAGTACAACAAGCCGCTCGACGCATTCGAGAGGCGCTGCAAGCAGATCACGGCCATCATCGACGAGTCAACCGACGCCATCAAGGCGCAGCTCGACGAGGCCGAGCAGACGCGCAAGGACGCGCTCTACTCACGCCTACAGCAGCACTACGAGGAGTTCGCGGGGCTGCTCGCGCCGGTCGTCCCCTACGAGCGCCTGCATGAGCCGCAGTGGCTCAACAAGACCTTCGGCGAGATCAAGGCGCAGCAGGCGCTTGAGGCAAAGGTGTCCGACGTGGCCCGAGACTGGGAAACGCTCAAGGCCCAGCAGGAGGCGATGCCGCACTACGCCGACGCGGAGCGCGAGTTCTTCCGCACGCTCGACCTCGGAGCCGCCTTGACCGCAGCGCGTTTGGCCGACGAGGAGGACCAGCGCATCGCCGAGTTGAAGGCGGCCATGGCGCCAGAACCCGAACCGGAACCGATGCCGGAACCAGAGCCTGAGCCGGTCGAGATCCCCGAGCCTGAGCCGATGCCCGCGCCAGCGCCAATGCCCGCCCCCATGCCGGCGCCCATGCCAGCACCGGTAGCGGAGCCTTTGGAGGCGTGGACGGTCGAGGTGCCGAGCGCCACGCGATCGCAGATGCAGGCGCTCGCATCCGTACTCAAGGCGCAGGGAATCACCGGAAGCATCCGCCGGGGCACGCCAGCCCAGGTGGCGGCGAGGATGGAGTAGACGATGGCGGAAGACAAGCACATGACGCTGGCCGAGGCCGTGGCCCAGGTGCAGCGATCCGTGGTGGTGCCTAAGGCACGCTACAACGCCCACGGCAACTTCTACTACCGCTCGATGGAGGACATCGTGGCGGCGCTCAAGGAGCCGTGCAAGAAGGCGGGCATAGCCTTCACGCTCAACGACAGCATCGTGCAGATCGGCGAGCGCTACTACGTCGAGGCCACGTGCCGCCTGTTCTTCGAGGACGGCCACGGCGATCCCATGGACGTGACGGCCTACGCCCGCGAGCCTTTGAGCCAGAAGGGAATGAACGAGGCGCAGGTCACGGGCAGCGCATCCAGCTATGCCAGAAAGTACGCGCTCTGCGGAGCGTTCGACATCGACGGTACCTCAGACCCCGACACGCTCATGGGAACCGAGAAGTCCGCCGAGAAGGAGCCGCCAGAGTTCGGCCAGTTCATCGCCAAGTGCAAGAGCTGCGGCACCTCCTACGTCTTCGAGAGCCGCCAGCAGTACGAGCAGTTCAAGGCGAACCCCGGGTGCTGCCCGTCTCCCGCATGGCAGGTCGTGTAGGCCATGCAAGACCTCTACGCCGAGCGCATGCAGCTCTTCGACAGGCTCATGGACGAGCTTCAGGCGCTGCGCAACAGCGGAAGCCAGTACGCCGAGAACGAGGCCGAGTACCGCAAGGCGCTGCGCGTCGCGATCCTTGAGGAGAGATCCAAGGGAACGCCAGTGACGGTGATAAGCGACCTCTGCCGAGGCCGGGAGGACATAGCCGAGTTGAAGCAGCGCAGGGACTGCTCCGAAGCGCTCTACAAGGCGAGCCAAGAGGCGATAAACGTGTACAAGCTCAAGATCCGAACCGTCGACGAGGACATAAAGCGCACCTGGTCGAACGGGACGGGCGAAGGGAGTTACTAAATGTCGATCAACCGAGTGAACATCAGCGGAAACTTGACCCGCGACCCCGAGCTGCGGGCTACCCAGGGCGGAATGCAGGTGCTGGGCTTCGGCGTGGCGGTGAACGACCGCCGCCGCAACCAGCAAACCGGCGAGTGGGAGGACTACCCGAACTTCGTGGACTGCACGATGTTCGGCAACCGCGCCGAGAGCATGGGCCGCATCCTGCACAAGGGCATGAAGGTGGCCATCGAAGGAAAGCTGCGCTATTCGAGCTGGGACAAGGACGGCCAGCGCCGATCCAAGCTTGAGGTGATCGTGGACGAGATCGAGCTCATGAGCCAGAAGCAGGGCCAGCAAGCGCCGCAGGGCTACCAGCAGCAGTACGCGCCGCAGCCCGCCCCGCAGGCGGCACCCCAGCAGTGGAACGCGCAGCAGGCCTACCAGCAGGCCCCGGCGGCACCGCAGGGCTACCAGCAGGCGCCCGCCCAGTACGCGCCGCAGCCCGCCCCGCAGGCGGCACCCCAGCAAGCGCCCATGCCGCCCGCCCAGGAAAGCCTGTACGACGGCGACATCCCGTTTTAGGGGCGACGGCGGCATGCAGGTACTGGACTCGCTCATAGACGGGCCGCTTAGGCTGCGCAACCGCAGGGAGGGCGACGAGCTTATCGGCATGATCGTCCGGTACCTGCGAACTGGCGAGCAGCCCGAGCCTCGGACGGACGCCCAAGAGGCCGTGCTGTTCGCCGTGCAGCCCGTCATGGAGACCTCGCGCAAGCGCATCGTGGCGGGAGGATCGGGCGGCAAGGCGGCAAGCAAACCCGAAAGCAAACGGGCAAGCGAAACGGGAAGCAAACCGCCAAGCAAAAGCGGAAGCAAAACGCAGAGCAAAGCGGCAAGCAACGATGCAAGCAAACCCGAAAGCAAGCGGGCAAGCGAAGAGGAAGAGGAAGAGGAGTCAGGAAAAGGGATTAAGGAGAGAGGGAAAGCGGCGCGTTTCCGCGCCCCCTCTCCCGCCGAGGTCGCCGAATACGCCCAGCAGTTCGCTGCAGACAAGGGCCTCGACCTCACCGCCCTCGACTTCGACCCCGAGCGCTTCGTCGACTTCTACGCCCAGAAAGGCTGGATGGTCGGGCGATCGCACATGAAGGACTGGAAGGCAACGGCGCGCAACTGGCTGCGCACCTCGAAGCCAAAAAACGGCATGGCAAAGGAGGTGCCAGACGATGGATTTTCGGCCTACGACTGAGTGCCCGCACTGCGGCGCGACCCTCAAGGCCCGCACCACGCGGCTCGCTGGGCGGACGCTGTTCTGCGGCTACGAGCAGTGCGGCTGCGCGGGCGCCGAGGCCGAGCGCGAGAAGGAGCGCCAGGCCGAGGCCGATGCGGCTCGCAAGGCCGAGCTCGACAAGGCCATGCACGACTGGAAGCGGGCGGGCGTGCCCGATCGCTACGTGAGCCTCGACCACCCGTTGGCCGCCGAAATCACCGAGTGCATGAAGCGCGGCCAGTGGGTGTACCTCTGGGGCGACGTGGGAACGCACAAGACAACCTGCGCAGCGGCCGTGGCGAAGCGCCTGGCTGGCGGCAAGCGGTCGGTGCTCATGGCGCCGATGTACCGCATCCTCGACGAGATTCAGCGCAGCTTCCACGACGGCGGCGACCCGCTCAAGCGCTACGCCGAGGTGCGCTACCTGATCGTGGACGACCTGGGCAAGCGCAGGCCGACGAGCTTCGTGCTCGACAGCCTGTTCAGCCTGATCGACCAGCGCTACTCGGCGATGCTTCCCACGCTGGTGACCACGCAGTACAAGCCGAGCGACCTCGTGCGCAGGCTTGCCGAGCAGGGAGACCCCGACACCGCGAAGGCAATAGTGTCGCGGCTGAGGGGCGGCGCGAGGGTCGAGCACTTCGATGGCCCGGACGGGAGACTGCAATGATCCTCGATGCGGGGGTGCTTCGCGGCTACCCCAAGGAGCGAGCCGAGCTTTACGGCAAGCCTCACCTGGGGGCGCACTACACCCACGGAAAGGCCTACGAGGCGCTTTCGCCCCGATGCTGCGTCTGCGGCAGGCGTGCCGGAAGCGTGCACCACGTGGCGCACCGGTCTTGGGGCGAGACGTTCCGCCTGGTCACGCCGTGCGGCGCATGGGACTTGCGAAGCCCGCTGTTCTGCCTCTGCGGCAGCGGCACCACCGGGTGCCACGACAAGTTCCACGGCGGGGCGCGGCTCAAGGCCGAGTGGCGCTGGCGGCATCCGGTCTACGAGGAGGCCTGGTGGACGGGCCAGCTGTTGCAGGTCTACGAGCCGCACAGCCCTGGCCTCTACGAATACGGATATTGGCTGATCACAGACCGTGACGGCAACGAGATGATACGAGAAGGGATATGACCCATGGAGATCAAGACATGCGAGCAGTACGTGCTCGATCAGTTGGAGCAGGCGCGGGCTGAGTGCGATTGGCTGCGCGGCAAGCTTGAGCAGGCGCAGGACGAGGCAGAGGAGCTGCGCGGCAAGCTTATGGAGCGCGGCGAGCGCGATGCCTCGAAGGTCGAGCAGGCCATCCGCAAGGAGGGCCGCCGTAAGCTCTACCGCGACGGCACCCGCCGTCTCTTTCTTGTCGGACATCTTGGAGCCTGCCCCCCCCCGTCGGCGTACTCATTGAGCCGGAGAGCATGCGAGGGGATCTTGAATCGAGCGCGGAAAAGAGGGCGAGCCTTGCCGAAGAGGCTGGAAGAAGCCCTCGTAGCGCAGGCTTCAAGTACCACCAGGGAGCAGGCGCGGGAGGAGTAGGCGCGGAACCGGAGCAGTCCCCCACGCTCACCGCCGATTGGCACAACCCCGCCGTGTACCCCATCGACGAGCCGATAACGATGGCCGACCTCAACGCCAACACGGCGATCGGATACGACATGGTGGGCACGCTCAAGGTTGGCGGCGACGCGCCGTCGGTGTGCCTGTGAGCGCCTGCACGCTGCTCGTCCGCTGCGGATGCGCGGGCGGCGGCAAGGGCGCGCTGGTGAGCGACGAAGTGTCGCTCACCCTCTCCACCAGCAACACTCAGACGCTTTTCAGCGAGGAAGGAGGAGACATGGTTGTGCGAAGGCTCACGCCGCGCGAGTGCGAGCGGCTGCAAGGCTTTCCCAGCGATTGGACAAAGATTCCCTATCGCGGCAAGCCGGCCGACGAGTGCCCGGACGGGCCACGCTACAAGGCGATCGGCAACAGCATGGCCGTTCCCGTGATGCGATGGATTGGCGAGAGGATCGCCATGGCAGAGGCGGGCGAGATCGCATGAGCTACGACCCGTATGAATGGATGTGCGCGAGATGCGGCAAAACGCACCGCAACCCGTTTTTCGTGAGCTACCCGCGCGAGTTTTGGAAGGACAACAAAAAGCGAGCCGGCGAGGTCTGCGAAAAGTGCCGCGACGAAATCGACTACGACCAAGTTCGCCGCAGGAAAGCGAAGGGAGATGGGGCCTCGTGAGCTACGACATAAGGCTGTGCGACCCCGTGACGCACGAGACGTTGGAGGTCGAGCCTTCGCATCTCATGGCGGGCGGAACATACGCCCTGGGAGGCACGACCGAGCTTTGGCTGAACGTGACCTACAACTACGGGAAGCACTACCGCTGCATGGGAGAGCGCGGAATCCGCGAGATCTACGGGAAGACAGGGGCCGAGTCGATCCCGATGTTACAGGCAGCGGCCTTGAGGCTCGGCAACGACGTTTCCGATGACTACTGGGAGGCCACCGAGGGCAACGCCAAGCGGGCGCTGTTGCAGCTGCTCGCCATGGCGAGGATGCGCCCCGACGGCGTATGGGACGGCGACTGAGAGGAACCTAAATGAAGAAGGCGATGATCGTCCAGCCAATGAACGGGCTTGGCGAGGAGCAGATACTTGAGGCCCGCACGAAGGCGGTCGCAGAGCTTGAGCGGCGCGGATACGAGGTCGTGGACACGTACTTCAAGGACGGCCTCGCGGTGCCGCACAAGGTCGTGAACGAGCCGCTGTACTACCTAAGCCAGAGCCTCGCGAAGATGGCCTGCTGCGACGCCGTGTTCCTCTGCGAGGGATGGGAGAACGCCAGGGGTTGCAGGGTTGAGCGCGCCGCAGCCGTGGCATACGACCTTGAGATCATCGGCCACGACATCCCGTGCACGGGCGGTGCCCGATGAGCATGGTCGTCTACGAACCACCCAGCGGGTGGAACCTTCCGCCCGGCTGCTTCGAGGGAGACCCGAACGCGCCGTGGAACCAGGAGGAGCCGGAGCCATGCTGCGAGTGCAGGTGGTTCAAGCCAACCGACGGCGACGACGGCGTGTGCGGCCTTGAGCTTGAGGCGGCTATAGCCAACGAGGAGCTTGCGGGCAAGAGCATGGCCGACGCGGCCAACAAGGCCGTCGACTGGGCGCTCGACCATCTGAAGGACGGGGATGAGATCGCTTGCGAGCACTTCAAGCCCTAGCCGCCTTGGCCGTGGCGCTGCTGCTGGCGGTGCTGGCCCTTGAGTTCTATGTGATCCGCATGCTGGCGGCGGGGCTGGTGGTTCTGGCCCTGCTCGCCTGCGGGTAGGAGGTGGCAGATTGACAAACTGGGAACGCTACTTCGGTTCGCCCGAGGCCGCCATGCGCATGGGTGTGCGCATGATGACGTGGCCGCTGCTCATAGTCGTGGACGAGGTCGACCCGCACACGAGGTGCGCGAAGCACTCGCGCCGCGTCGGCGAGTTCGCGTCCTTCGAGGAGTACGCGGCGTGGCTGCATGCCGAATACGACGACGGAACGATAAGGTGGGACGAATGAGCCGCCCGGGATGCAACCGGGGATGCCTGCTCATAATAGCGGCATCCCTGCTAATAGACGGATTGACGCTGTGGGCGGCGGTATCGCTGGCCCGCATGATCATTGGAGGATGACATGGGATACAAGAAGTTAATGGATGCAGCCGGTGTTGTCGTGTCCATGCTCGTGATGCTCTTCCTGGTGCTGCTCGTGTGCTACGGCATCGTGTGGTGTATCGGCGGGATAGCGGCGATGCTGGCATGAGCGGCAACCCGCGCAACCGCAACGGCAACGCAAGGCGCAAGCTGAGAGCGAGGCTGAGGGCAGAGGGAAGGCCGTGCCACATATGCGGCCAGCCGATAGACTACAGCCTGCCGAGCGGCGACCCGTGGAGCTTCGAGGTGGACGAGCTGCTGCCCGTGTCGAGGGGAGGCAGCCCGCTGGACTACTCCAACGTGGATGCAGCCCACAGGATTTGCAACCAGCGGCGCGGCAACAGGATGCCGGGCGACGCCAAGCAGTACCAGATACGCCGCACACGGCTGTTCTGAGGGAAAACATAGCAATGCACCAATAGGGGCGCGGTCGTTTCGGCGGTCGCGCCCTTTCTTTTGGCCCCAAGCGCCGAAGCCGCCGAAAAGAGGCGGGGCGGTCGCCCCTCCCCCGGGTCGGAAGGCCACTCCGGCCGCCTAGGGCCGATTTCCCCCCCGCCCGTTCCGAACGATTTCGCTATCTCACGCCGCCATTACGATTCCCCGCGAAGAAGGAGGGAATCATGGCCGAGAACATCGAGATGCCGCAGGAAGTGGCTAGCGACCCCGTGCAAGCCGCCATCTGGGAGCAGCTGACCGCGAGGCGCACGTTCGCGCAGGAGGATGCGCCGACGCTGGCGCTGCTCTGCTACTGGCACGCCGTGGCGAACCAGGCACGCGAGACCATGGCCATCGGGGGCAACGAGATCGAAATACTCGACGCCACCGCATACAAGCCGATCAGAGGCAAGGGCGGCAAGCGGCTCAAGATGATGCGCAAGAATCCGGCGCTGACCGTGCTGAAGGAGGCCAGCACCGAGATCAGAGCGCTGTCAGACCAGCTCGGCCTGTCCAAGTCGGCCCGCAACGTCACGGTGCAGCAGGCGCGACCCGCGAGCGCCCACGGCAAGCTGCTCACGCTCATGTTCGACGACCGCGAGACGCGTGCCAAGGCGGCAGGCGCGTGATACAGGCGAGGCAGACCCCGACATACGAGGCGAACATCCCAGAAAGGCTCGACGGGGACGGCCCCATGGCGGCAGAACTGGCATCCGCGTACTTCGGTGACCCGCTGCCGTGGCAGCCGCACCTGCTCGACGCCATGCTCGCCCGCGATGGACGCGACAAGTACCTGCTGCGCTCGATCGGCATATCCATCCCGCGACAGAACGGCAAGAGCTGGGACGTTCGCGCCCGCTGCTTCCACGGCGCCCTCAACGGCGAGAAGATTCTGTACACATGCCAGCACGGCGACACCTCAGACCAGATGTTCCAGGAGCTTTCAAGGCCATTCGAGGACGAGGACGAGCCTGAGCTTAACGCCCTGCTGCTCGCCGTGCGCAAGACCAACGGCCAGCAGGCCATCAAGCTCAAGAACGGCGGCCTTATCCGCTTCACCACGCGCACCGACTCGCTGGCGCGAGGCAAGACCTACGACGTGCTCATTTACGACGAAGCGCAGGAGCTTACGGCCAAGCAGCAGGCGGCTTCTCTGCCCGCCATCTCGGCAGGGTCGAAGCACAACCCGCAGACAATCTACCTGGGCACGCCGCCAGACCCCGACAACGTTGGCACGGTGTTCCGCGACCTCCACGAGGACGTTCACAACGGCAGGTCTGAGATGGGATGGATCGAGTGGGGCGCCACAGAGATCGGCGACGTGCACGACGAGTCGCGATGGTTCGAGTACAACCCGTCTCTCGGCACAATCCTCGACATAGAGGCCGTACGCGGCGAGTCCGAGCAGATGCAGCCCGACGTCTTCGCGCGTGAGCGCCTTGGCTGGTGGAGCCCAATCGGAGGAGCCGACTCATACGCGCTTTCGAGCGCCAAGTGGAAGGCGTGCGAGGCGGCGGGGCCGATGCAGGAAGGCAAGCTCGCGTTCGGCGTGAAGTTCTCGCCCGACGGGTCGCGCGTTGCCGTGTCCTGGGCGAAGGCAGAGCGCGGTGCCGGCTCCTACGTCGAGCTTTACGACCTCATGGGCGCTGAGGGCGGCACTGTCGGCATATCCGACATGCTGCTGCGCAACCGCGAGGAGATCGCGTGCGTCTGCATCGACGGAAAGAGCGGAGCGGACGCGCTGAAGCAGCGGCTTCTGGACGGCAGGATGCCGAAGTCGGCGATCGTCATGGGCAGCACCGCGATCGTGCAGGCCGCTGCGACGATGCTGGCCGACGAGGTCAACGCCGGGACGACGAGCCACATCGAATCGCCCGCGTTGGACGATTCCGCAACGAAGTCGATCAAGCGCGACATCGGGCGCGACGGCTGGGGCTTCGGCGACGGCCCCGACTCTTCGTCAGCGCCGATCGAGAGCGCATCGCTGGCCCTATGGGCGGCGAGGACAACCAAGAGAGACCCGAGACGTAAACAGGAGGCAAGCTTCTGATGGCAGCAGTGAACATGGAACTGGCCGGACAGGTCGCGGCGGCGGAAGGCCTGCGACACGAGGACAAGGCGCTCGTGCGCGAGCTTATGGACACGTGGCGCACCCACCGATCCCGCAACATGTTGCGGGAGGACTACTACCTCGGACACGTCGGCGTCAAAGACCTAGGCATCGCCATGCCGAAAGCCCTCGCAAAGAAGATCAACCCGCGCGTTGACTGGCCCAAGAAGGCGGTGCACGCCTTGGCAGACCGCTCGGTGTTCAACGGCTTCACTGCCGACGACGATGCCGTTACCATGCGGCTGCGCGACATATGTGCCGACAACCAGCTCGAAGCTCTCTACCGCAAGAACCTTATCGGTGAGCTGAAGCACTGCTGCGGCTTCTGGACTGTCACGGACGGAGGCGGCAAGCCAATCATCTCCGCGTACCCGGCAACCGCAGCGGCGGCAATCTGGGATGACGCGCAGAAGCGCATCAAGGCCGGTCTCGTTGTGGCCGAGTCGAAGAAGATGCCAGGTGACACCGAGCGCGTGCCGACCGTCGTGCACCTGCTCACAGAAGACGCGCTGGTGGTGCTTACGCGCGGCAGCGGCCACTGGGTGGCCGACTACATGGAGCATGGCATGGGTCGCTGTCTCATGGATCCTATGCCCTACGATGCCACGCTTGAGCGACCGTTCGGCTCCTCGCGCATCAGCCGTTCGGTCATGAGCATCACAGACGACGCCATACGCCAACGCGCCCGCATGGAGGTGGCGTCTGAGGCCGCGACGCTGCCGCAGACCTGGCTGCTCGGCACATACAAGAAGATGATCAACGGGCAGAACAAGTACGACGCGTCGATGGGGGCTGTCAACGAGATCACCAAAGACCCTGACGGAGACTCGCCGACCGTGTGGCAGTCGGCCCAGTTGCAGATGGCGCCGCTCACCGAGTACCTGCGCCAGCTAGCATGCCAAATGTCGGCGGTCACCAATGTTCCGGTGTCTTTCTTCGGCGTGAGCAACGACAACCCATCCTCTTCGGATGCCATCGCTGCATCGCTCGAACCGCTCGTGATCGATGCGAAGAACCTCAACCGCGAGAATGGCAACGCTTTGCGCAACGTGGCCTACATGGCGCTCGCTGTGGCGAACGGCACGGATTACGAGACCGAGCGCGATGCCGGCTACAACCTCAACCCGCGCTTCATGTCCCCGGCCTACCCGTCAATCGTGAGCCTGTCCGACGCCGCGTTGAAGCAGGTGCAGGGTCTGCCGAAGCTCGCCAACTCCGACGTGATGCTCGAAATGCTCGACTACACAGACGAGCAGATCCAGCGCATCAACAGCGACAACAAGAAGGCACAGGCGAGCGCTGCCGTGGCCTCGCTGTTCGAGCCGAAGGAGGGCGAGGATGGCGGAGATACCTCGCAGCCTGCTTAACGAGCTTACGGACGAGATCAACGCGCTATCTGGAATGGCGCAGCGCCAAGCCGGCGACGCGCTCACCCGCTTGGTGGCCGACTGGGAGGCGAGCGGGAACGGCGACATAGCGGCGCTGCGAGAGGCGGCCTACGAGGTGATCGAGACGGCTTGCGGCTACTACGCCGACACCGTTGCGGCTGGCCGCGCCGCCGAGTTCTATGACGCCGTGCGCAAGGCGCAGGACGCGCCCGGGAAGTACGCCGCCGTCGCCGAGTCGCTGCGCGACCCCCAGGCGACGTACGGCTCGGTGAAGGCGTTCATGGTAAGCGTGGTGAAGCAGGGAGCCACCGACATGGTCGTGGCCGCGTGCGTTCGCCGCCTCGATGCAGAGATCCGCAAGGCCGCGAACATGTGCGTGGCGCACAACGTCTCCAAAGACCCGGCGAAACCGAGGTACGCACGCGTGCCGTCTGGCGAGACGTGCGGTTTCTGCCTCATGCTCTCCTCGTTCGGCTTCAACTACAAGACAAAGGAGGCCGCAAGCCACTCGCACCCAAAGTGCGACTGCCGCGTCGTGCCGAGCTTCGGCAAGGGATCAAAGGTCAAGGGCTACGACCCCGACGGCATGTACGACAGGTTCAACGAGTGCCTTGACACATTGGGCGGTCGCAACGGGCTGTGGGCGGAATGGGACGCCATGCCCGACGCGGAGCGAGAGGCGTACATCAAGGCCCACGGAAACAAGGCCGGCAAGGCTTTCGACAAGTACGTGAACAAGCGCATGGTCGAGGAGATCGAACTGCGCGATCCGAAGTGGTACGCATCGGGAGAACATTCCGGCATCGAGTTTACGGACTCCGCCGTGAAAGGCGAGAAGCTAAAGCGCTGGAAGAAAGACCCCGGCGAAAGAATTACCGCCGAGAAGTTGAACGCGCTTGGCTATAAGGCGGAGTTCTGGGAAGACGAATCGCATCTGACAGCACCGAACTCCGATGGGAAGACAACGATTAGCCGAGCGGATTTATCAACGGGTATCGAAATCAAGACGATCTACGGAGCTGGGTCTGAGAACACGTTCAAGTCTCACATCAAGTCAATACCCGGCAAGAATGGCGTGAAGCTCACCGTCGTCGACGTGAGCGAGAACGAAAAGGTGACGGACGAGCAGGCGATAAAGTGGATCAGCAAGTACATGGCCCGCTATCACATCAGCGAGGTCAGGATGCTCGGGCACGATGGGAAACTCCTGCGAATAAAGAAATAGCCAGCGGCTGCATGTCTCTATAGGTGAGTCAAACAACCCGCTGGCTAACCAGATTATAACCGCAAAAAACAGCAAGGGCCACCTACGGGTGGCCTTTTCCATGCCGAATCTCACGCTCATAAGAAACTGTCGCGGACGGGCCGCACGGCCCAACTGATGACCGTTGAGCAGCCGCACGGCAGCTCAGGCGTGCCGCACGGCACGGGAAAGGACGCGACATGGCAGAAGCAAACGAACCCACGCAAGTGCCGGGAGCAGAAGGCGGAGATGGCGCCAACCAGGAGCCGCCCGTCGACTACAAGGCGCTGTACGAGGCCGAGAAGAAGCACTCGCGCGAGTGGGAGAAGAAGGCGAAGGCCAACAGAACCGCAGCAGCGGCGCTTGAGGAGGCCAACAACGCGAACAAGACCGCCGAAGACCAGATCGCCGACCTCAAGAAGAGGCTCGACGACAAGGAGAAGGAAGAGAAGCGGTCGAAGATCGCGGCCAAGGTCGCGCAGGAGAAGGGCGTGCCGGCGAGCCTGATCGTCGGCGACGACGAGGAAAGCATGTCCAAGTGGGCAGACGACATGCTCGCCGCGTTCAAAAAGCCGCCCGCGCCCAAGGTCGAGAAGCCAGGAAGCTTCCCGAAGCCGGGCGACGGCGACAAATCTGAGCTGCGCGACTTCACGCGCCAGCTCCTCGGTAACAACTAGAGACAAGTAAGGAGCCGAAATGGCTAACGACACCAGCAAGGTCAAGCTCCCGCACAAGGTAGTGACCTCCATCATCAACAAGGCAAAGGACACCTCCACCATCGCGGCGCTGTCCCCCAGCACCCCGCAGACGTTCTCCGACACCACATACATCGTGTTCAACCCGACAACCGAGGCCGAGGTAGTTGCGGAGGGCGCGAAGAAGAGCGGTTCCGAGGTCTCCACCACGCCGATCGTCGCAAAGCGCGTGAAGGTAGTCACGACCACACGCGTCTCCGACGAGCTGCGCTGGGCCGACGAGGACAACCAGCTTGAGATCGTGACCAACATCATCGCCGACCAGACCGCCGCGATTGGCCGAGCGCTCGACTACGTGGTCTACCACGCCGTGTCCCCCAAGACGGGCACCGCGCTCGATGGCTACACCGCGCTCACCGCATGGGCCAACGCCGTAACCGCCTCGGCATCCGCAGTCGACGACATCGACGCGCTGGCCGACGCGCTTATCGACTACGACATCAACGGTTTCGCGCTCTCCCGCAAGTTCGCCGCAGACCTCCGCAAGCTGCGCATTCCCGCCACCGGCCAGCGCCTCTACCCGGAGATCCCGCTGTCCCTCAACGTCGGCAACATCGACGGCATCCCCGCCGCGACCTCCGGCACCGTCAACGGTCGCCGCTGCAAGACCGACCCGAAGGTGGCGGGCATCATGGGCGACTTCTCCACCATCAAGTGGGGCATGGTGCGCGACATGACCTCCGAGATCATCGAGTACGGCGACCCCGACAACACCGGTCAGGACCTGAAGGGATACAACCAGGTCGCGTACCGCACCGAGGCGGTCCTTGCCTACGCGGTTCTCGACCCCAAGGCCTTCGCCATCCTGAAGACGGCCTAGGGGGCGGTAACCATGGCGAACCTTGTGCAGAAGTTCATCGTCGAGGACGCATCCAAGGCATCCCCGATCCTCCCGCAGCACGTCTGCTTCGTGACCGCCGACGGCGAGCCTGTCGGCATCTCCAAACAGGCCGCAAACCCTGGTGCGAACCCGACCATCGCCAAGGTGGTCAAGTGCCTCGTCGACGCTGGCGTGATGGCCGCGACCTCCGAGGCGTCCGAGCAGAAGGCCGGCGAGAATGCCGCGAAGCCGGTTGACTCCGGCAAGGCCGAAGAGCCTGCCAGCGAGGAGTAGGCGCATGGAGCCGCTAGCGACCATCGAAGACTACAGGGCGAGGTACGGCGACCCGACCGACGAGGCACGCGCCGCGACCCTGCTCTCAGACGCGTCAGACCTGCTCATGAGCGCCTACGAATCAAACGTGGGCGACTACGAGCGCGGCAAGGTAGCCGCCTTCGACCGATCTGCCGCAGCGGTGTGCTGCCTCGTGGTCAACAGGGTCTTGTCTGCACCAGCAGCTCTGGCGGGTGCCATGCAGTACAGCCAGGGCGCAGGCGGCTACACGGCCAGCGTGTCGTACGGGTCTGCCCTCGGCGAAATGTACCTGGGAAAGACGGAGCTGAAGCGCCTCGGGCTGCTCGACCAGCGCATCGGGGCGCTCCAACCGGTTGGGAGTGATGCCGAATGGGACTCATAAACACCGAATCGGTGACGGTCACAACACCAGTGGTCGACTTCGATTCGCTCGGCGAGCCTATCGAGCGCGGCAGCGTGAACACCGCTATAGAGGGCGTGATCGTGTGCCCGGGGGCCACGTCGGAACTCGACGCATCGCGCCCCGATGGCACTGAGGTCGCCTACACGCTGTGTTTCCCCAAGAGCTTCACCGCATCGCTCAAGGGGTGCCGCGTGAACGTTCGAGGCACCGAGTACCGCGTCATAGGCGACCCGCAGCGCTACGACCTGGAAAACACCCCAGGCGATTGGAACCTCACCGTGGAAGTGGGGCGCACCGATGGCTAAGTGCAAGGTGAAGTTCGAGTGGAAGGGCTGGAAGCGCGGCGGCTATGCCGAGGTTATGAACTCAGACGCGGTGCAAACGCTTCTTAAGAAGAAGGCAGACGCCGCAGCGGCATCGTGCAACTCGTCCTTCTCCCGGCACCCCGGCGAGGGTGCCGGCTACATAGTCCGCAAGTTCAAGGGCAAGCTCGCAAACGGCTTCGTGGTTACCACGGCGACTCCGCACGCCCATGCGAGCGAGCGCAAGCACAACCGCCTCAGATCCATGTTCGGAGGCGGTGAGTGATGGACGTGGAGCGCATGGTGGCGCAGCGGCTCATGGACGAGACCGGCATCAAGGCCGTGCTCGACGTACCAGCCGACAGGCCCAGCGAGTTCATATCGGTGTCGCAGACCGGATCTAGCCGCAGCGGCTGCATCAACCGTGTGCAGCTCGTGGCGCAGTCATGGGCGAAGACCCGCAGACGCGCCGCAGAGATCGCCGAAGCCGTGGAGCACGCAGTGTCGAGTCTCATGGACGAGGAGTGCGTGTTCGAGGCCACGTGCGGAGACACGTACCGCTGGGACGACCCGGACAGCCGCCAGCGCCGATACCAGACCAACGTAAACGTAACCATTTGCGAATAGGAGCCGACATGGCACTTTTCAAGAAAAACGAGACCAAGAACGTCTCGTCCACCAAGGGCGTGAAGGGCGGATATATCTTCGTGGCCCCGACAGGCACCACCCTCCCCACCGACATCAAGACCAATCTCGCCGAAGCCTTCCTCAACCTCGGCTTCATCTCCGAGGATGGATACACCGAGTCCGAGGAGACCGACGCCAACGAGCTGAAGGACATGAACGGCGACCTCATGGACTCCGCCACGACCTCGCGCGTGGAGTCCGCGAAGCTCACGCTCGCAGAGATCAAGGCACAGACCCTCAAGGTCATGTACGGCGCCGACAACGTGACCGACCTCGACGGCGTTATCACCGTAGAGCACAACGGCAACAAGGACGAGGCGTGGTCGATCGTGCTCGAACTCGTGCTCAAGAACGGTCGCCGCTGGCGCAAGGTCGTGCCAGCCGCCAAGTCCTCTGAGCTCGACGATATCAAGCTCGCCGTGAGCGAGATTGCCGGGCGCCAGATCACGTTCAAATACCTGGTCGATAGCAACGGCAACACCTGCTACGACTACATCGAGTCAACCGAGACCAACAACGCCTAGGGGGAAAGAGAATGACCGAGATCACCTTTACCGTCGACGGCGTTGACGGCGAGTTCGCCGCAGACCTCGACGAGCTGAAGTCCTACAAAACCGTGAAGCAATTCGCCCGAAGCGAAACCGACCCGGCGGGGATGATGGACGCCATGGAGCGCATCTTCATGGGTCGAGACGAGGAGTATATCGAAGCCCTCGGCGGAACGTCATACGACATGCGCCGCCTGTGCGACGCGGCCTTCGAGGCGGCAAAGACAAAAAACTAATAGGCTTCGCCAGCGACCTCGAGAACAGGCGCGGCGAAGCGATAGCAGACTTCCAGCAGTTCTACGGCATAGCCCTGCCATTGGATGGAGCGCCCGAAGACCTCGATCGGATGGCGCTCCTCTGGCAGCACCTCCCCGACAACTCGCGCCTCGCCAAGGCGCAGTACCCGCAACTCAGGTGGAGCACGACCGACTACATGCTCTGGCGTATCGAGCACCAGCTTCGGTGCATCGCCTGGGGCATGGCCGACAAGAAGGACAGGAGCACGGAGCCTCCCGAGCCAATCAAGACGCCGGCGCAGCTCGCAGAGCTTGAGCGTCACCGCGCGAACGCGCTGGAAGCCAAGGAAGAGATAGACAAGATCCTGGGGATAGGAGGGGAAGATGGCGACTAGTGTCGGGTCGGCCTATGTGTCCTTGATGCCGTCGATGTACGGCTTCGCGAGCAAAATCGGCAAGGAGTTCGGCAGCCAGGGCAACGCCGCAGGCAAGGCCTTCGGCGACTCCATGACCGTCGGCATCGACGGCGGGGCCAAGAAGTCCTCGGGCATCCTGACAGGGCTTGGAACCGTAGCCAGGGGCGTCGCCACTGCGGCGGTGGCCGGGTTCACAGCGCTCACAGGGGCCGTGACCGCGATTGGCGGCGCGGCCCTTTCCGCATATGCAGACTACGAGCAGCTGGTTGGCGGCGTCGACACCCTGTTCGGCTCCGCGTCGCAGACACTGCAAGGTTATGCCGCAGAGGCATACAAGACATGCGGAATGTCCGCCAACCAGTACATGACGCAGGCCACGAGCTTCGCGGCCTCGCTCGTCTCGTCGTGCAGCGGCGATGTCGCCAAGGCGGCTGACTACGCGAACATGGCCATGGGCGACATGTCGGACAACGTGAACAAGATGGGTTCCGACATGACAGACGTGCAGAACGCCTACCAAGGCTTTGCGAAGCAGAACTACACGATGTTGGACAACTTGAAGCTCGGCTACGGCGGCACGCAGGCTGAGATGAAGCGCCTTATCGCCGATGCCAACAAGCTGCGCCAGGAGCAGGGCAAGAACGCCGACCTCACGATCGACAGCTATGCCGATGTGGTCGAGGCCATCCATACCGTGCAGGAGAACATGGGCATCACCGGCACCACCGCCAAGGAGGCCGCTACCACGATTAGCGGCTCCATCGGCATGGCGAAGGCCGCGTGGGAGAACTTCATCACCGGACTCGGGCGCGACGACGTCGACTTCTCGCAGCTCACGCAGCAGCTGCTTGAGTCGATCGGCGCGGTAGCTACGAACGTGGCTCCGAGGGTTGCGCAGATCGGCAAGGGAATCGTCGAGGCGTTCCCGGTTGTGCTGTCTGGCCTTGGCCCAGTCCTTGGCCCAGTGCTCTCGGAAGCGCTCGCGACTGCTTGGAACATCGCCGTAGGAGCCTTGGCTGAGCTTGGCATACAGCTGCCGACAGTCGACGCTTCCCAGATAACGGGGGCGTTCCAAGCGATCGCCGACGCTGCGGCATCCGTCGTAGGCACGTGCAAGTCCGCTTTCGGGAAGCTTGGCGAGCAGATACCGGGCATCTGGGACACCATCGTCTCGACTATTGGCGGAGCCGTGACGACGATCATCTCGGCGGTGTCGCCGTTCGTGACGTACTTCGCATCGCAGATGCTGCCCGCCATCGCGTCATTTGCATCTGGCGCAGTCGGCGCGTTCAGCGCCGTGCGGCCTGCCATAGAGCAGCTTGGCTCGACGCTGCTGAACGTCGGCCAGGCCATCCTGCCCGTGCTACACAACGCCTTCGCGATGATCGTCCCGATCATTTCGCAGGTCATCGGCGTCGCCATGCAGCTTTTCGCTGCGGTAAGCCCGCTCGTGTCGCAGGTGGGCGCTGCGCTCATGCCGGCAATCACGTCTATCGGCACGGCGCTCGCAAACCTCGCCAACGCCGTGCTGCCGATATTGGCTAGCGGCATGCAGATAGTGCTCTCCGTGGCTCAGATGCTCATACCGGTAATCCAGACAGTGCTGTCTGTAGTTGGTTCAATCGTGTCCGTCGTGATAACGGTGGCAAGCCAGGTGATCTCGGTCGTGGTAAACGCCGCATCCGTCGTAGCCTCGGCCATTGGCCTCGTCATGTCGGTCGTGAGCGGCCTCGTGACTGCGGTTACCACGTTCATCGGCTCGATCGTATCCGTTGTCGGCGGCGGGATAGC